CGCGCCTTCCGCCTACGCGCTTACTAGTAATATTTCCACTCAATAAAGCTTCCGCTGATTTTATTTCTCCATCAATACTTGTAATATCTTTGCTTACACTATCAATGACTCCGTCAATCGTAGCATTGGTTGTTTCTGCAAGCGCCGCTATCTCTTCAGCAGTTTTCTTACCCAGCCTTCTGTTTCTTGGGCCATAGTTAAATTGATTTCTCTGTTCTTCTTTTAAGGCAGCTTCTAATTCATTAGGAATTCTATCAATATCATAAGCCATATCTTGATAAGTGTCATACCCTTGTAAAATTCCTGATAGAGCACCTAAAACTGCACCAGAGACTGCTCCAGGTATTGCTCCAACTCCCCCGAAGAATGATCCAAAGGCTCCACCTGCAGCACCACCCATAAGAGCTTCTGATAAAATTGTTCCGAAACCTCTTCTTTCATTTTCATAGGTTTCTACTAAATTCTTAATCTGCTTTTCGTCTTCAGCAGCTACATTATCATTAATCCTTTTAACTTCATCAGTGATGTCTATAGGTTCCCCTTCTTCAGATAAAGCATATGTAATACCACCAATAGTTACTAATGCTAGAGCTCCAACCAAACCACCCTTTGGACTTTTAGCTTTCTTAAGAATGTTTCTTGCTTTGTCTTTTAAACTTCCACCTTTGCCAGCATCAGTACCGGTTGGGATAACAGTGGGTCCGCCAGTATTTACACCCATTGCTTTAGCCATCATCATCATCGAAAGATACATCTTGGTCCAGTTTAATGCCGACATTACTAAGAGACCAGATATTATTACTCCCCAATTAGGATCTTTAACAAATTTCACAAACGCACTATCTCGAAACCCGTCATAAAACTCTTTCATTTCAGAATCACCAAACATCAAATCAAGAATACCTTTAATTGCTCCTGCGATAACTGGTAATATAATTGCCCACTTGCCAATTGTAAGTAATGAACCCCAAGGATTTTTCTTTACATTCATAAAACCAGTTTTAAGACCATCAAATGTACTTTTCATATTTTTGTAAAATACATCTCGGCCAAACAAATCTTCTCTAGAAGACTCTTTGTTTTTTCGAGTTTGTTCAGCGGCTTCTTTACGTCTTGCTAATTCAGCTTTTTGTTGCTCATCAGTTAAACCTTCTAAAGTTTCATCAACCTTTTTAATTATTTCCGTATTTTCTTGAAAGTTCTCTGTCATAATTTTGGCAGTATCACTTGTATTTTTTTGAATAGCAGCAAATGTATCAACAAACTTTTCAAGATTCACATTAACTTGTTTAATTGAATTTTTGCCGTCACCACCATTACGCGTAAGGCTGCCCTCTCGCTTGAGGCGATCAACTATAGCCTCAGTTTGAGGACTTAACTTTTTCTTTGTAGTTTCTTCTGCCATTTAATTTAACCTTGTCGTTTTTCGTTTTGCTCTTCTATCCAATTCACTAGCATACTAAAATAAAGATCTCTTTCATAAGGCATCATTGCCTCGATGTCAGACACAGACCATTTGTGATGTTGT